CAACAAATTAATTTCTCTCGTCATATGCATACCGTTAAAATTCATGATGATTGGAAATCGGATGTTAAAATAGGTCAGTATATTATTATCGAAGGATATCAAACATTGAATCCTGAAAACTATACTGACATTTATAATGACATGATGTTTAAAAGATATTTGACTGCACTATTAAAACGTCAATGGGGTCAAAATTTATTAAAATTTGAAAATATGATACTTCCTGGCGGTGTAACAATTAATGGTCGTCCAATTTACGATGATGCACAAGCTGATATTGAAAAAATTGAAAGTGACTTTGAATTGAAGTACAGCTTTCCGCCGGATTTTTATGTAGGTTGAGTCGAATTTTACTTCGGCTAACATATAAATACCTCTAATGGCACGAAACGTCTATATAAGTCACGGAACGAAAAGCGAGCAGTCGCTTTATGATGATATTATCATAGAGGCGATGAAAATTTACGGTCATGACGTATACTATATTCCAAGAAAAATTGCGAAAATTGATGGCATACTAAATGAAGATGTGTTATCACGTTTTGATGCTGCATTAAAATTGGAAATGTACATTGAAAGCTTTGAAGGAACTGAAGGAGATGGAAATCTTTTTACCAAGTTTGGTTTTGAAATGCGTGACCAACTTACTTTTGTTGTAAGTGATAGACGTTGGAATTCCATGATCGGGCGTTTTGGTTATACTCAAGGTGGTATCAGACCACGTGAAGGTGACCTTATTTATTTGCCATTAACCAAAGGTCTATTTGAAGTGCGTTATGTTGAAGATAAAAAACCATTTTATCAATTAGGTTATGTTCCAACATTTAAACTTACATGTGAACTGTTTGAATATTCCAATCAAGAAATTGATACAGGTGTCACTGCGGTTGATGAAATTCAACGTTATAATCAACAGTCAACCAACTATAAAGTAATATATGCTAACGTCAATCAAAAATTTAAATTGGGTGAAACATTAACTATACAATTACCAAGTGGTATTACAGGAAGTGTTGAATTTCTTGATTATGAAAAACAGGCCGGTACAAATGACGATATTGCTCGTCTTGGTACAACAACATTTGATGACGGTGCATATCATATTATAACATCCAATACAATATTAACTGGAGTTTCCAGCGGTGCTGTTGCAACAGTTAATAGTATTATTGAAAGTACTAACAATAGAGGTTCGACATACGGTAATGATGATGGTATGCAAAATTCTGATTTTAAAACAATAGGCGCAAATGGATTTATTGACTTTTCAATTGATAACCCATTTGGAGAACCGATACGAGATATAATATAATTATGCTGGACAATCCTTATTATTACAATGGTACCATTAAAAAAATTATTGCTGTATTTGGTAGTATTTTTAATAATATTCATACCGCAAAAATAATTGATGGTAAAATGACCAATATATCTCGTGTTCCATTGGCGTATGGTCCTAAGGAACATACTCTTATGCGATTGAACTATAACAACGATCCTGATTCGGCGGGTTCTCCGCGAGATATGGCCGTAAGAGTTCCGCGAATGAGTTTTGAAATAACAAGTATCGAATATGATACAGGATCAAAATTAAATCGTCTTAATCAAACATTAATTCCCATTCCTGGTACTACAATTTCCAAAGCAAAGCAATGGCAAAGTGTTCCTTATAACATTGGTTTACAATTAAGCGTATATGCAAGAAATCAAGATGATGCGCTTCAAATTGTAGAACAAATATTTCCTATTTTTACACCTGAATATACAGTTGCTGTAAAAGATTTGGAAGGCTCAAATACTTCAATTGATGTTCCTATTACATTAACAGGTGTTACATTTTCGGATGAGTATGCGGGAAGCTTTGAAACAACAAAACGAACATTAATTTACACTCTTGATTTTAATGTCAAATGTAGATTTGTTGCAAGCCCAAATACCAATGTCGGAATTATCAAAACAGTTGAAGTTAAACTTTATGATACTACACTTACCGATGACCCAGATGTTGCGAGTGGAGGAATCAAAGTTGAAGTCAATCCGTCGACCGCAGGTCCTGACGATGTCTATACAATAGAAACAACATTTGGTTTTATCTAATACAAAATTTTATATTATGTTGAATGTTAAAAAAACCAAGGACGATATATTGTCCAATTTGCAGGCAAATTTACCAATTGTTCAAAGCAATGGTACACAGCAAAATGTTAAAAAGGGACCGTCCAATGATGATATTATTATTGATGCTGAAGAAGATTATTCGTTTGCACGAAGTCATATTAAAAAGTTAATAAATACCAGTGATGAGGCAATAGCCACAATGCACGCACTTGCATCGGATGCTGAACACCCAAGAGCATTTGAGGTGCTATCTGCTATGATAAAAAGTGCTGCGGATATGAACAGTCAATTACTAAGTTTACAAAAGGAACGTAAAAAGATTGTTCAAGAGCCTGAGCCTGGATCTGCAAAAGGAAGTAGCACGACAACAAATAATTCTATATTTGTAGGTACTACAACCGAATTACAAAAACTACTTAAAGCAAATTCAACGAACAGTATTGATATTTAATACTCGCTCCGCGAACCTAAAGGTAAATATTATTTTATATAGGTTTAGGCGTGATTGGAATCTAATATTATTATAACATATTGCCGAAGTTTGTAAACAACAAAATGAAATATTTTTAATATGAATGGCAATAGTTTCTACCTTGGAAACCCACACGTGAAAGGTGATGGTGTCCAACAAAATTTCACCGCACATGAAATAACCGAATATCAAAAGTGCATGAACAGTGTGGCGTATTTTTGCGAGCACTATGTCAAGGTTATTGATCTTGACAATGGTTTGGTGCCATTTAAATTGCGAGGTTATCAAACAAAATTGGTGGATCATTATAGCAATAATAGATTTAGTATTGTTTTAGCTCCGCGCCAATCAGGAAAGTCAATTTGCTCGGTTGCTTGGTTGCTTCACTATGTTATTTTTAACGGTGAAAAACAGATTGGTATTCTTGCCAACAAAGGAGCTACATCACGTGAAATGTTAAGCCGACTTACATTAATGTTGGAAAATTTACCTTTTTTCTTACAACCTGGATGTAAAGTGCTAAACAAAGGTAGTATAAAATTTAGCAATAACAGCGAGATTATTGCGGCGGCCACAAGTTCAAGCAGCATTCGAGGACGGAGCATGAACGTCATTTTCATGGATGAATTTGCCTTCGTTCAAAACGCAAATGAATTTTATACTTCAACATATCCTGTTATTTCATCTGGTAAAGAAACCAAAGTTATTATTACAAGCACACCAAACGGTGTCGGCAATATGTTTTATAAACTGTGGGAAGGTTCCATACAAAAAAGCAATGAGTTTAAAGGTTTTAGAATTCGTTGGCAAGATGTTCCTGGGCGTGATGAAGAATGGAAGCGCCAAACAATTGCAAACACCAGTGAACTTCAGTTTGATCAAGAATATAGTTGCAACTTTATCGGCAGTTCTCAAACGTTGGTATCGTCCGAATCGTTACTTGGGTTATCCGCAATTGAACCGTTAAAACGACAACACGGAATAAACTATTATTATGAACCTGAGGAAGGTCATGATTATATTATGACAGTGGATGTTAGTAAAGGTCGCGGACAAGATTACAGCACGTTCAGTGTAATTGATATTTCAAGCATGCCGTTTAAAGTTGTTTGTACATACCGTGATAACATGGTTTCTCCGTTAATATTTCCCGAATATATTATGCGTGGTGCAAAACAATACAACGAAGCATTGGTTGTAATTGAAAATAATGATGCTGGTATTGTTGTTTGTAATGCCATCTATTATGATTATGAATATGATAATATGTTTGTTCAAAGCAGCACCAAAAGCAATGGTATTGGTGTTACCATGAGCAAAAGAGTAAAACGAATAGGTTGTAGTAATTTAAAAGATTTACTTGAAAGTGGTAAACTGCAAATTTGTGATGCGCATACAATTCAAGAATTAAGTAGTTTTGAACCAAAAGGTGACAGTTATTCAGCCAGCGGATCTGCGCATGATGACATGGTTATGAATTTGGTATTATTTGCATGGTTTGTATCAACCGATGCATTTGGCGGCATGAGCAATGTTGATCTTAAGGAATTATTGTACAGCGACAAAATTAGAGAAATGGAAGAGGACTTACCACCATTTGGTATTATAAATAATGGTAACAACGATACTTCAAATTTTGAAAGTTTTGAAAAATATCAAGAAACAATTGACAGTATGAAAGAATGGGGAAACCTGTGAAATACTTGTATTTATAAATAGGTTTTAGATTGATTTAACTTCTTATTATGACAACTTATTATAAAACAATACTGAACTAAAAATATGGCATTCTTAATATCACCAGGCGTTCAAGTCAACGAAATCGACTTGACTAACGTCATTCCCGCACTTGCCACCAGCACAGGTGGATTTGCAGGTCACTTCACATGGGGTCCTGTAGGACAACTTGTCACTGTAAGTTCTGAAAAGGACTTGATCACAAACTTCGGATCACCGGACGCAAGCACAGCAAAATCATTTTTGACTGCAGGAAGCTTCTTAAAATACGGAAATAATCTTAAAATTTCACGTGCTGTTTCAACAGATGCGAGAAATTCAACTGGAGCCGTATCAGGTGTAACTGTTTCAACTGGTGATAAAAGATTAGTTCGTAATCTTGATGAATACGAATCAATCGCAACTCCTCTTACAACCGCCGCGATTACTGCGCGTTATCCAGGTGCGGCAGGTGATAGTATTCGTGTTATTATTACTCGTCCTACCGACAATGCCTGGAATGCCACTGATGCCATTAGCAATACCATCCGACAAAATTTCTCAAGCAAACCTGGTTCAACATCATTTGCTGACACTTATGCAACAAATATTGGTCTAGATCTTGGTACCATATTGGATGAAATTCACGTTCTTGTAATTGATAACACAGGTGCAATTACAGGGACTCCAGGTTCTATTTTGGAACGATATGAAGGTCTTTCACTCGCAAGCGATGCAAAAACAGAAACAGGTGCGACAAATTATTACAAAACTATAATTAATCGTTCTTCCAACTACATTTATATTACTTCATTAAGTTCGGTTAACGTTGCTGAATGGGAACAAGCAGATAAACCTATTGCTCAAGTATATGCTGAAGGTTCAACAGTTACAGTTCCAGTACTTAATCCATTTGGCGTGCAGTCAGTTGTTAACGAACCATTCACCTATAATGCTACTTACGATATAACCACTGGTACTGCACAAGTAGAAACTCAGACAATCGTTGCAGCAGCAGGAGCTACCACAGCCGGTAACTTAAATGTGACCGTTACAAGTGCTCTTGTTACAGGATCACCGCTCGTAATTCCTGTTGCGTTAACAACAGCGGATGATACAGCCGCAAAAGTTGCAACCAAAGTTCGTGCTGCGCTTAGTGCAACTGCAGCCATTACTACTCATTATACTGTAGGTGGTGCAGTTAATACTGCGGTTTACAGCCTTACTGTTATTAAAAAGGCAACCAATCCAGGTATCACTGATACAACATTTAATATTGCACACGCCAATGATACCAGCGTTGGTATTACAGCAGCAACAACTTCCGTAAGAACTCCTGGAGTTGTTATGGACTTGGTTGCTCGCCTTGTTGAAGATCTGCTTGCTTCCGATGGTAATACTTACAGCGTTGCTGTTACAGTTGAAAAAACAAGCGACGGCACAGCCGTCGGAGTTATTACCGAGGAAACGCCCGTTACAGTTACCATAACAACTGTTAAAACTATTGGCACTGTCGATCAAACACCTGTAACAGAAAGTTTTGATATTATTATCAACGAAGATATATCAAGTGATATTACAATTAGTACATATGATCTTACTATTGCTATTAATTCAACATCAAATATTATTATTGGATATCCTGTTTATCAAACAATAACAGCAGGTGGTGGTTATATCGCTCCCACAACCGCGGGTTTACAAAACATTCAATGTGCTGGTGCAGTTGTCGGTTCTGTTGTGACACCTGGCTCAATTACATCTGCTTTGCAATATTTTGCTGATTCTGAAACGGTTGATCTTAACTTTCTTTTCAGCGAAACGTATGCTCAAGGGTCCAACAATTATTTAAGTGTTACTTCACCGCAAAAAACAATTGATGATGCAATTGCAACAATTGTTAATGCGCGTAAAGATTGTGTGGGATTTATTTCTGCGCCTCTTGATATGTCAACACAATTCAGCGATAGTGACAAAAAAACTTATTTGCTGAATAAGGCAAATAACATTAACAGTTCGAGTTATCTCATTATGGATTCGACGCCTGTTTATGTTTACAATAAGTATTCAGATTCATATGTTTGGATTTCTGCTTGCGGCCACATGGCTGGTCTTTGCGCAAATGCTGATCGTGTTGCTGATGCATGGTTTTCTCCTGCAGGTTTAAACCGCGGTGGATTGCTTGGTGTTACCAAATTGGCATACAACGCAGATCAAACATCACGTGATGGCATTTATAAACTTGGTGTAAATCCTATTGTTTCCTTTCCAGGACAAGGTATCGTTCTTTATGGAGATAAAACGTTGCAAAGAAAACCAAGTGCATTTGATCGTATTAATGTACGCCGTTTGTTTATTACTCTTGAAAAAGCAATTGCAACCGCAGCCAAATTTCAATTGTTTGAACAAAATGATGATTTTACTCGCAGTGCATTCCGTAATGCAATTGAACCGTTTTTACGAGACGTTCAAGGCCGTCGTGGTATTACTGACTTCCGAGTTATTTGTGATGCCACAAATAATACAGGTGAAGTAATTGATAATAACAACTTTGTTGCTGACATTTATATCAAACCTACTCGTTCAATTAACTATATTACTCTAAACTTTATTGCGACACGCACAGGCGTTGAATTTAGAGAAATCGTTGGGTAATATTATAAATAAACATAATAACTAAACTTAAAGAATAATTATATGCCTAATATAGATGATTTTAAAACAAAACTAACAGGTGGTGGTGCTCGTGCCAACCTTTTCGAGGTTAAACTTGAATGGCCTGGTTCGAATGCAAGGGAAAAAGCTGATGCTTCATTTCTTGTTAAAGCAACAACTTTGCCGTCAAGCCAAATCGAAAATATTGATTTAGCTTATCGCGGTCGTATGCTTAAAATTGCAGGTGATCGCACTTATGAAAATTGGAGTGTTACCGTAATCAATGATAATAATATGAACATTCGAACAGCAATGGAAGAGTGGATGAACATTATTAATAACAACGTTGCAAACGTGTCAAGTTCATTCAGCCCTCTCGACTATTACAGAAACTTGAGTGTTACTCAACTTGACCGAAGAGAACAAAAAGGTAAAAAATATCTTTTTGCCAATGCGTATCCAATTAATGTTTCCGCGATTGACTTAGGTTATGATAAAAATAATGAAATTGAAGAATTCACCGTTGAATTCGCCTATCAATATTGGACGTCATCCTTTGGACAAAGTGAATAATACAATATTCTAAACTTAACAAACTCGGTGGCGTCTTTAATGCCACCGAGTTTTTTCTATAAATAATACTATGAACCTATTCGGATTTGAAATAAGCAAAAAAATTGAAAGAACATCTGAGGAAGAATATGACCTAAAATCCTTTGCACCGCCGCATGAAAATGATGGTACAGCAATTGTTAATTCCTCATCCACAAGTGGTTATTACGGTCAAGTGCTTGATCTTAATGGCGCAATGATTACCAATGAAAAAGATTTAATTCTTAAATATCGTAATGCTGCAAGCCAACCTGAATGTGATAGTGCTGTTTCAGACATTGTTGATGCGTCAATTGTAAATGACAGTGACGGCAGTCCTGTAAATTTAATTCTTGATAATGTTGAATTACCTGAAAATATTAAGGAGAAAATTCACGATGAATTTAAAATTATTCTTAAGTTATTAGATTTTAACTATAACGGTCCTGATATTTTCCGCAGATGGTACATTGATGGTAAAATTTATTACCATTTAATGATTGATAATGAAAAATCAAAAGATGGTATTCGTGAAATTCGTCAAATTGATCCTTTAAGAATTAAAAAGGTTAAAGAAATTACCACAAAAATTGATAAAATAAGCGGTGTAAAAACTTCTTCGGTAAGCGGAGAATACTTTTTGTACAGCGATGATTTTAATGGATCACCAGGCACAGGTGGTACAACTTCGGGGATCAGAATTGATCCTAATACCATTGTTTATGTTCCTTCTGGATTGCTTGATGAAACTGGTGTTGTTTCAATATCATATCTTCATAAAGCAACTAAAATTATTAACCAATTGCGTATGATGGAAGATTCATTGGTAATCTATCGTATGGCACGTGCGCCTGAACGTCGTGTTTTCTACATTGACATTGGTAATCTTCCAAAAGGAAAGGCGGAAGAATATGTTCAAGGCATTATGGCCAAATATCGTAACAAACTTGTTTATGATGTTTCCACCGGTGAAATGCGAGATGATCGTAAAACAATGACAATGCTGGAAGATTTTTGGTTACCACGCCGAGACGGTGGCAGAGGAACTGAAATTACAACATTGCCGGGCGGCGAAAATTTAGGTCAAATTGATGACGTCGTGTTTTTCCAAAGAAAACTATACAATTCCTTAAATGTTCCACCAAACCGACTTGAAAGTGCCACAACTTATAATATAGGTCGTAGTACCGAAATTACAAGAGATGAAGTTAAATTTCAAAAGTTTGTTAATAGACTTCGTAAAAAGTTTTCCGTATTGTTTATTTCCATGTTGAAAATCCAATTGATTCTTAAAGGTATTATTACCATTGACGATTGGGATGATATTAGAGAAAATATTGCAGTTGATTATCTTGAAGATAACTTTTTCAGTGAATTAAAAGACTTCGAAATTATGAATGAACGTATTACCATGCTTAATTCTATCGAAGATAAAATCGGCAAGTACTATAGTGAAAAATGGGTTCGTTCCAATATTCTTAACCAATCGGATGAAGACATTGAAAAAATGGATGAACAAATTGCTTTGGAAGCAGCTGCTAAACTTGAACCTAAGGAGACTCAAAGTGATGATGGCGGCTTTGATATGTCATCCGATACTGACGAAATGGATATGGAAACATTTGATAATAATTTTGATGCGCCCGAGCCTGAAGCAAATGAACCGGAAGACAATTTTGATTTTGGTTCACAGGATAATACCTCAGAACCACCTCCAGTTGTGGAACCTCAAGATATGGCACCACCAACAGTTTCAGCGCCTGATGTTAACTTACCACAATAAAATTACATTATAAATAAAATACTATGGACTCTAAAGAATTAATTCAAAATATAGTAAGCGGAGATGCAAAAGCAACTGATGCTGCATTTAATGCGCTTATACAAGATAAAGCACGAACAATACTTGACATTAAAAAAGTTGAAATGACTGCTGATATCTATAATAAACAAGAAAAATAAACGCTCAGTTTCCAATTGAGTTTGTTTTTCCATTGATTTATTACTATGAATAGACGAAAATTACATTCTCAAATATCCGATTGTACACCGCAATTTAAAATTTTTTTTGAATATGCTTTGGATTATTTGCACGATAATAATAAGGAACTTGTAATTCGTCCTGGTGAAAGAATTAAATATGGAAATGATCCTGCCGAATGCACAGGTTGGTGCGATGGAGATTCCATTGAAATAGCTCGTGAATTAAACTTATTTGAAGAAACATTTGTTCATGAGTTTTGTCATATGATGCAAGCTGTTGAAGATACTCATTTATGGAATCAACATCAAAAATCTAATTTTTGGGATAATTTAAATCTTACTTTGGATTTAAAATCCAATGATGATAATGATATAAGTTTTTGGGATGAAACATATAAAATAATACGACTA